CCTCCTGAATCATAAGAGCCTACCGCCACGGCTACCGCATTGCGCTGGGTCCTTAGACCACCAAGGGCGGGGCGTATAGCGAAATGCTCTGCGTCATCTTGTGATAAAACCCTAAAGCCCCCCAGCGCTGTTTCGGCGGTTATCGACGTAGATTTGAAGCTACCAAAAGTACTCACCGCCTTCCACGTATTACCCGCTTTTTTCTGTAATACTAATTGCTCCCCCACCTTTTTGTACCTGTAAGTACTAGGCAATTGCGAACCTTCCACACCCCCGTGACCACCTGATGAAATACCCAAAAAACCACTCATTTGCTTTCTCTCCTTGCAAAAAAAAGGTGACTAATGCCACCTTTATAAAAAATAAGTTACTTAACCTTTGTTAGTTTTGGTGCCTCTTTACTTGAGACGATTAATTCAGGATTGAAAGAGTCTTTAAATTTAACGTCTACCACCTCTAGCCCCTCTTTGTGAGCTAGGTCGGTCACACTCTCTTTGTACTGGTACGCTGGAAACTCAACCAACCAAATCTTTTTAACCATGCATTACCCCTTCGTCGAATCTGCAATAAGCATAACGCCTGCGGACTCTTTAAGGTCGCTAATCAACGACCAGTTAGTACCAGTTTCAAGTTGAGCTTTGACAGGTGATTTCACAGCCGTATTCCAAGAATAACCTTTAACTGATACGTTTTCTGTATACTCAGCTTGATAAGTTGTTTCTAAACGAGTTTTACCAGTACCTTCAACAATAGAAGAACGGAAATCACCATTAGATGAAATGGTAACAGCTTGAGGAGCTAAAGATAATACGCGCTCTTTACCACCGGCAACAAGTGAGGGGCTGTCTGTGATAACAGTTCGCTTACCTAAGATATCAATAACACGAACAGTACCCTCTGAAAATAACTGTGCGCCATTCTCTAACGCTTGCCCTAATAACTTATGAGAAGTTGCGCCCGTCATGATTTGACTAGCTAGGTTTTGTGAGGCATCACCAAACAGTGCATGAGCCTTATTCATGTTAACTTGACTAACCGCACCAGCCTTACCTGAATCGGCTGATACATCAATGTTAGCTGAGGCCTCGTTACCTAGTGCAGCAGCTAAAACGCCAACAGCCTTATTAACTTGGTCTTGCATAACTGCCATTGATAACGACTCAGAGATAACACTAAGCGCTTCACCTGGGTTTTTACCAATCCACGCTAGCTGCGTTTGCTCCCATTTTATAGGGCCGAACGCCTTCATGGTTTTAACACTATTGATTTGATCTTGCGATAAACCAGTGGATGCTACTACTTCTTGTGCTGCGTAAGCATCCACATCACGCAATGCACCTGCAACGTTATTCCAAATAGCCTCCTCCTTAAAATCACCCATCATGGCTTCGTTCACCAAAGCGATACCTGACGCTTGTGAAAATAAATCCGCCTTCTGGTTTAGCTTCTTGATGATTGCCGTTTGTAATTGGTCGTTAAAGACCTTCATATCTTTTAGTGACATTGTATTAACCTTCTAATTGTTTATTAAAGTATGCCGCTTCAAGAGCTTTATCGCCCTTGCAAGCTTCTAATGTATCAGGTGCAGCAGCTTGTGACTTATCACCGCCTAGACCGCCACTGTTACTATTTTGCTGACCCAAGATAGAGGCTTTACCGCTATCAGTACCAGCCCACGCTGCGATGTACTCGCTTTGTGTTTGCTCACCAATCATCGCCTTACCGTCAACCACCTTTGATTGTGTTTCAAAGTATGAAGTCATTGCGTCAGCCAATAAAGGGTTTACATTTAACGCTGTCAGCTCTGAACGAATACCATCGGTAATTAACCGAGTGCGCTCATTGCTTTCATAAGCAGTGATACGCTCATCTTTTGCCTTATCTTTTGTCGCCCAAGCTTCAGCTTGTAAGTCGCTAGCTTTCTGCCAATCTTCCGCAGCTTTAGCGCTTGCAATATCAGCATTACTTTTAAATGACTCAAGCTCAACTAACTTTTGCTTTTCAGCAGCCGTCAATTGTTGACTGTTTGCAACTTTTCCTTCTAATTCGGTTTTCTTATCAACTAAGCCTTTGGCTAGTGCGTTGATTTGTTCTTGCATCTCAGGCGTCAAACCCTCGATTGATTCTAAGCCTTTTAACATGTTAAAAACCCTTTGGATTATTACTGACCGCCG